GATATTGTGTTACTACGAGAGCGTCTTTACGAAGACTTTACTAAAACCAAAGTACGCAAAGCTATTGCAGAGTGTGTTTTAAACTCAGCTATTTTTGGTACAGGGATAGCTGAAATAACATTATCTGATGAAAAAGAAATGGCTCCTGCTACTCAACCTGTCATGGGAGGTGATCTACAAGCTGTTGGAGTAAATATAAGAGAACGGACAGTTTGTAAGTTACGTTCTATAATGCCTCAAAATTTTCTTATTGATCCTCTGGCTACATCTGTAGATGATGCTTTAGGTGTAGCTATTGAGGAGTTTGTACCAAAACATTCTGTTGAAATACTTCAAGAACAAGGGATTTATAAAAATACTCCTTTAGAAACAACTTATTATGATTCTGATATTGAACCTGATGATTTAACTAATGTATACGATGACAACAAAACAAGAAAAACAACTTATTATGGTCTTGTTCCTCGTTATTTATTAAAAAAAGCACAACAAGAAGGTTTGTTAAGTGAAGACGATGAAGAAATTGTAGAAACTTTAGTTGATGATGAAGAAGAAGGAACAGAAAGTTACTATGTAGAAGCAATTGTTTGTATTGCTAACAAAGGTGTTCTTCTTAAAGCAGAAGAAAATCCTTACATGATGCAGGATCGTCCTATTATCGCATTTCCTTTTGATGTCGTTCCTAGTCGTTTTTGGGGTAGAGGAGTATGTGAAAAAGGGTATAACTCACAAAAGGCGTTAGATGCAGAATTACGAGCTAGGATAGATGCTTTAGCTTTAACTATACATCCTATGTTAGCTATGGATGCTTCCAGAATGCCTAGAGGTTCTAAACCAGAAGTGAGAGCAGGTAAAGTAATTTTAACCAATGGTAATCCTTCTGAAACACTACAGCCATTTAATTTTGGTCAGGTTAACCAGATTACTTTTGCTCAAGCAGAAGCATTACAGAAAATGGTACAGACTGCTACAGGTGCAGTAGATCCCTCAGGCACAACCGCAGGTTCAGACACAAGATCAGCCGCTGGTTTTTCTATGGGTCTAGGAACTATAATCAAACGACATAAACGAACATTGATAAATTTTCAAGAGTCTTTCTTGTTACCTTTTGTTACTAAAGTAGCCCATAGGTATATGCAGTTTGAGCCAGAGCTATATCCAGTAGGTGACTACAAGTTTATAGCGTCTAGTTCCCTTGGGGTTGTTGCTAGAGAATACGAGATTGCCCAGTTAACCCAGTTGTTACAAACTATGGGTGACGATAACCCTGTTAAACTACAGTTGTTATCAGCAATTATTGATAATATGTCTCTTAGTAATCGTGAAGAACTCCTTGCTGTGTTTAATCAGGCTGCTCAACCAAATCCGCAACAAGCTCAAATTGCTCAACTTACTGCCCAAGCACAGCTTGAGTTCCAACAATCTCAAACTAATGCACTTAACGGACAAGCACAAGAAGCATCAGCAAGGGCAGCTAAACTTGAAGTTGAAACCCAAACTATTCCTCAAGAATTGGAAATTGATCGTATTAAAGCAATTACAACTAATCTTAAAGCAGGAACTCAAGATGATAAAGAGTTTGAGCGTAGAATTAAAATTAGTGAACAGTTGTTAAAGGAACGCGATATAGCTACTAAAGAAAAACAACAAGCTAGTGCAAAACAACAAGAAATGCCTCTAGAACAACCTCAACAACCAACAGTTACCCCTATTCGTCCACAAGCAGCAGGAGTTTCTTAATGGCTAGAAAAAGTAAATCCAGAGTAAACGAAGCTGGAAACTATACTAAACCTACCATGCGTAAGAATATGTTTAATAGTATTAAAGCAGGAACAAAAGGTGGTAAAGCTGGTCAGTGGTCAGCACGTAAAGCCCAGATGCTTGCTAAACGCTATAAAGCTAAAGGTGGAGGTTATACCTAATTGGCCTATAGCGAAAAAGTAATTGATCATTATGAGAATCCGCGTAACGTAGGAAAACTAGACGATAGTTCAAAGTTTGTAGGTACTGGTATGGTTGGTGCGCCAGCATGCGGTGACGTTATGAGATTGCAAATTCAAGTGAATGACATAGGTGTGATTGAAGATGCCAAGTTTAAAACCTATGGATGTGGGTCAGCTATAGCTTCTAGTTCATTACTAACAGAATGGGTAAAAGGAAAAAACATTGATGAAGCTGGGAAAATTAAAAATACTGAAATTGCTGAAGAACTCGCTCTTCCTCCAGTTAAAATTCATTGTTCTGTGTTAGCTGAAGACGCTATTAAAAGTGCAATTGACAATGTAAGGAGTAAACTTCAAAATGGCTCTTAAAAAATCACAACGATCTTTAAAGTCATGGTCTAAACAAAAATGGCGTACCAAGTCCGGTAAACCCAGTGCTAAAACCGGAGAGCGTTATTTACCTGAAAAGGCTATAAAGTCTATGTCTTCACAGGAATACGCAGCTACAACACGTAAAAAACGCAAGGATACTAAAGCAGGTAAACAGTTTTCTTCTCAGCCTAAAAAGATTGCAAAGAAAACCAGACGTTTTAGGAGAGTATAATGCCTAAAGAAAAAGATCCTAAATTAAAACGTGCAGGAGTAAGTGGTTACAACAAACCTAAACGATTACCCAGAGGCAGTTCTAAAGAATTTATTGTTGTTGCAAAAGTAGGAAACCAGACAAAAACAATTAGATATGGTGATCCTAATCTAAGTGTTAAAAAAGATCAACCAAAAAGACGTAAATCATTTAGAGCGAGACATAAATGTGACACAAGTCCACCATCAAAACTTACAGCAAGGTATTGGAGTTGTAAAAGGTGGTAGTCAATGAAAAAACTGTGGCGTATCTGGGCGTTAAGTCTAGGTGAAAAGGTTGGCAATGACGATAAAGAAGCCAATGCAGTTGCTGCTGTTAGAACAGTGATAGTGTTAACTAACCTAATTTGTTGTTTTTTTATTATGACAAATATTGTAATTACTAACTTATAGGAGAAAGACCATGCCAATGGGAAAAGGAACATACGGAACAACAAGAGGCAGACCACCTACTAAAAACGGTAAGAAAAAGAAAAAAAAGATAATGAAAAAATAGCTTGACATTTGTATAAAAGTATGGTATAATACTTATATATACATAACTGTCCTAAGGGGTAAACAGTGAGCAAAGCTGAAGAAATAATTAATATGGAACGGTATTATAATTCTTACCGTGAAATGTTTAATACGGAAGGATGGGGAAATCTTTGTAATGATCTCAGAACTAACGTACAGAATATCAACTCTGTGGAAGCAACTAAAAACGAAACTGATCTCCACTTCAGAAAAGGTCAACTCGCAGTTCTTGGTACTATACTTAACTTGGAAAGTCAAATTAAAAGTATGGAAGAACAGTATTTTGATGAAGATGGGGATTGATTAATGGCTGTTCTTTATGATTTTAAATGTTCTAATGAACATATGCATGAAAGAATAACATCCAGTGACACTGTAGCAGTTCCTTGTCCTCAGTGTCCTGAAGTTGCCCATAGAATAATATCAACCGTAAATTTTTCTCTTGACCCCATTTCTGGTGACTTTCCTAAAGCCACTAAGAACTGGGCTAAACATAGAGAATACACAATAAAGCAAGAACGTAAACAGGAAAACTCTTAGAGTCCTGATAAAAAACAGCCCTATTCCACAATCATTAGTAGACGGAGTTTATAATGGCTACACTGGTAGACCTTGAGCGTAACTTTGAAGAACAAGAAACAACTGAATTACCTGCTAAAGAACTAATAGAGGAACAGCCCCCAGAGGATAATGTTCCAGAAAAGTACAAAGGCAAATCAACATCTGATATTATACAAATGCACCAAGAAGCTGAAAAGTTACTTGGTAAACAAAGTTCAGAAGTTGGTGAGTTAAGAAAAGTTGTTGATAACTATATTCAAGGGCAAACACAACTCAAAGAGGATGTAACAAGACAATCAGAAGAAGAAGTAGACTTTTTTTCTGATCCTGAAAAAGCAATTCAACAACAAATTGCTAAACATCCTAAAATATTAGAAGCGGAAAAAATTAGTCAGCAGTATCAACAAGAAACTGCTAAAGCTCAACTTAATAAACTACATCCTGATATGAATAAAATTGTTCAGGATAAAAAGTTTCAAGAATGGGTTACTGCTTCTAAAGTTCGTCAAAAACTTTTTCATCAAGCGGATAAAATGTATGACTACGAAACCGCAGATGAACTTTTAAATCTCTGGAAAGACCGTCAGCAAACAGTTCAACAGACTGCACAAACGGAAAAGAAAGAGAGAAAACAAATAGTTAAAAGTGCATCTACTGGTACAACTAAAGGTTCTACAGCACCGTCTTCTAAAAAAATATACAGACGAGCAGACATTATAAAACTTATGAAGGAAGACCCTGATCGTTATCAAGCGTTGTCAGGCGAAATAATGCAAGCATACGCTGAACGAAGGGTTCGTTAACTAATTTTAATATAGGACTTTTATCATGGCTACACAACCAGCTTATGTAACGTCTAGCTCTGGTGCTTTTGGCACAGCGGCAAAGGCAATAAGTGCAACGGAAGCCGCAACTTTTATCCCAGAAATTTGGTCGGATGAAATTGTTGCTGCTTATGAAAAAAATCTAGTCTTGGCTAACTTGGTCAAGAAAATGTCTATGGAAGGAAAGAAAGGAGATGTTATCCATATTCCTTCTCCTGACCGTGGTGCTGCCTCCAGTAAAACTGAGGGTACACTGGTTAACATTCTGCATGGCACTTCTACAGAAGTTCAAGTAGCAATTAACCAACACTACGAATACTCTCGTTTGATTGACGATATTGCTGATGTACAGGCTTTGGCATCCCTCAGGGGCTTCTATACTGAAGACGCTGGTTATGCTTTGGCACTTCAAGTAGATACTGCTCTTCATGCTCTTGCTCAAAACTTTGGAGACCAAGGTAATGCAAGTGCTACTGACTACGTTCACAGTAACTCGTACTTTATTGATGCGTCTAATGGTTTGACAGCTTACGCTGTTGACACAGTTGTTGGTGGTACTGATGTATTTACTGATGCTGGCTTTAGAGCATTGATTCAGAAAATGGACGAGCAAGACACTCCAATGGACAATCGATTCCTTGTCATACCGCCATCTGCTCGTAATTCAATTATGGGTATTGATCGTTATACGTCTTCTGACTTTGTTAGTGGTCAGACAGTTGTTAATGGTTTGATTGGTAACTTGTACGGAATTGACGTTTTTGTTTCCAATAACTGTCAAACTGTTGAAGCTGCTGGTGACAACTCTGCTAGTTCAATAGATGTCAAAGGTGCAATCTTTGCACACAGAGACACTATGGTTCTTGTTGAGCAAGTGGGTGTACGTACTCAAACCACTTACAAGCAAGAATACTTAGCCACCCTTTTGACTGCTGATCGACTCTACGGTGTAGAGCCTCTGCGTTCAGAAACTGGTTTTGTACTGGTACTTTAATCTAACCAAGGGGTCAGCAATGGCCCCTTTTTAGGTTCTACAATGAATATTCTTTCTGCTTTAATCTCTCCTATTGCAGGTGTAGTTACTTCACATTTAAAGAATAAAGCAGAAGAAGCTCAAGCAAAACACCAAGCTAAATTGTCTGTTATCCAGAATGATGCAAACTGGGAACAAACAATGGCTGATGCTACAAAAGATTCATGGAAAGACGAGTTTTGGACTTTAGTTTTAGCAATCCCTATATTTTGTGTAGGCTACGCTATTGCTATGAATGATCCAAGAATACTGGACAGGGTAGAACATGGATTTCACGCACTGTCCACATTACCAGAATGGTATCAATATTTATTATTTATTTGTATAAGTTCATCATTTGGCATAAGAGGCGTTAGTAAATTAATGAGTTTGAAGAAATGAGGATAGTTTTAATTTTATTATTTTTGACAGGATGTAGTTTAGGAACACAGACACAACAACAACCAACATTAAAAGTACAAAGAGGAGATTTAATAAGTTTTTGTACTTCTAGGGGAAACACAATGGATTGTAAATATGTCCCTAGGGAACAAGTTGTTGAGTCTTTAAAAAATATATACGGAAGATATTACTAACTGAAATGACCAATGTTAGCGGAAATAGCAGCAGCAAACGCAGCCTTTACAACTATCAAAGCTGCTTTGCAACATGGAAAAGAACTTTATGATGTTGCAGATTCCTGTGCGGAATACTTTAACAACAAAAGTTACGTAGCTAGACGAGCTAACAAACGAGGTCGAAAGTCAGACCTAAAGGCATTTATGGAGCTTGAGAAACTCAGGCAACAGGAAGAATGGATCAGAGAATGGATGATCTATGCTGGAAGACCTAATATGTACCAAGATTGGTTAAAGTTCCAATCAGAAGCCAAAAAACAAAGAGCCAGAGAATTGAATAAAATATCTAGGCAAAAAAAGAAAGACATGGAGTTTGGTACAAAATGCCTTAAGGGTGTGCTTGGTGTTGTCTCTGGTATTGCTTCGTTAATCTTAGGCGTATATTATTATGTCTAAT